AAGAGGCTCGACATCACAAAGATGTGCTCTACAGATTAGAAAAAAAGATTGAAGAGCTCAATCAGCAAAAAACAAAGAAAGCAAATGCTAAAAAGGCCGAGGAAGAAAAACTTTCCCAAGCGTTAAAAAGGGAATCGTCCTAGACCAAAGCATTATTATTTTGCCTTCTGTACCGTTTCTCCAACCACATAGCCTGCGCAGCCTGCTGGGCGAATATCTCAGGAGAAAGGGACGGCGTTTCGCGGAGCCAGTGCTTGATGAGCACTGAATATTGCGCGAGGCCGTCCCTTTCCAGCTCCTGCAGGTTGCGCTGAATCAGTTTCCCAGATCACCGAATCCGCAGCTGCCCATGAGCGCGCCGCCGAAGGTAGAGGCGAGGCCGGGGTACTTCTGCAGGGCTTCCTGCAGGGCGGCCTTGTCGTCCGGGTGGACCGTTTCCAGACTCAGGTTCTTGAAGGCCTGCCCCGCGTTCTTGAGGGCCGTTTTCTGCACGCGGTTAGCCTGCTGGGTGTTGGGGCGCTTGAAGCGGAACTTCAGGTCCACGTCCTTGCCTTCGAAGCGGTCCAGAAAGGAATGGGACAGCTCCACATACTGTTCGTCGGTCTTGGTCTCTTCGGCCATGATGTCCTCTTTTCTCAGGTTGGGTGTCTCACGGTCGGACTACAGGGCGTCCTGACCGTTCCACTTGATGGGCTTGATGCAGGTGAAGTCGCATTTGACACTGCCCGCGTTGTCGTCGTCCTGGCTCGCGCCGGTGTCCTGCTTTGTGATTTTCACGGCCGGGAGCGTGTCGGTCTTGGTCTCCTGGCCGTCGTTGCCGTAGCTGACCACAATCTGGAACGGATCGCCTTTGTAGACCGATCCGCCCAGGGCGGCCTGCAGGGTTTCAAACTCGTCGCGATCAAGGGTCATGTTGCCGCTGGCTTTGTAGTTTTTGCGGCCGTATCCGCGCGGCTTGCTGCCTTTGCCGTAGCGCGGCTCGATGCCGCGTTCATCGCTGTAGCTGATGTCGGAGATGCCGACGGCGATACCGCCGGGCAGCTGAATCTCTACGCCTTCCCAGTCATACAGATTGCCATTGACGCTCATTATGCTGCCTCCAGTCTGGGATCGAAGTTTGAGCCGGCATAGGTGTACCGGGCAAAGAGCTTGATCCTGCGGATGATGGGGATGCCGATCAGGTCGAGTTCCACGGCCACGCCGTTGTTGGCGATGTCCTGCCCGGGCGGGATGTCCACGATGCGGTCCGCCAGCTCGCGCGGTTTGCTCGCGGTCATGGTGTCCAGGGCGTTTTCGATGCTGGCCTTAAGGTATTCGAGGCCGCTCGCTCCGCCTTCTCGCACCGGGTCGCCTGCCTCGTCGTACATGCCATTGAGCGCGGCCACTCGTGCCAGACGTACGGCCTTGAAGGTGGTGCGCAGGATTTCCTCGTACTGATAATCGCTGGTGGCTTCGGCCAGCATGCGGGAGTCGCCCCAGTACGGGGATTCAAGCCCTGCGTATGCCTTGGCAGTGACCGCGCCTTCGCGTTCCAGCATGAACTGGATGCCTTCGTTCCAGCCTTCGGGAAGTGAGCCCTGCGAGATGCCGCCGTCGCGCACGCGGCCGGTGGCTCGGTGGACGGGAACGGAGAGCACTCGGCCCACGTGCAGGCCGCCCCAGTTGCGCCGTATGCGTCTGCCGGATGCGTCCGAGGCCTCGCCGAATGCGGCGATGTTCTGGACGAAACGGTGAGCAAAGCCTGACCGTTCTTCGATCCATGCGGCGGCCCAGTCGCTCAGGTCCTCGCCGTCGTAGGGCATGCGGAATTCGGTCTTGAAGTAGGTGGGGCGATGCGCGTTCCACAGCTCGTCGGCCTTGGCACCGCAGGCGGCCCAGTCCACGGCGTCGGTGGGACCGACAATATGCACGAACTCCACGTCGTAGATTTCCAGCGGCGCTTCCAGGGCGGACATGACCGCCGATATGGACGGGACGGGCGCATTGAGGCGCAGGCTGTATTCGGTCCCGGCGGTCATTTCCTGGTCGGGAACGGTTATGGCCACGCCGGTGGAGCCGACCAGGATCACGCCGTCCACCGGGATGGTCCGGACCGTGCTCCAGTTGTCGCCACCGTCTTCGGAGAGCTGGTAGGTGCCTTCGTTGCGGCCGCCGCCGGAGGCGATGCGAAGGACGATTTCGGCGGCGGATTTGACCGTGCCGGCAATGTCGATTTCAGGGCCGGTGCCGACCTGTTTCACGGGGCCGATGGGGCCGCGAACGATGGCCGAATAGGTGTCTCCGGTTACGTGTGCGCCGTCTTCGAGGGTGATGTAAGCACCGGTTTCCCCGAGCGCGATCTGCCCGTTGGCGGGCGTGGCCGTAGCGTTTTCCCAGGTCTCGCCGCCGTCCAGAGACAGCTTGTAGGTGGCGGTGCCGAGCTGGCCTTCGGTCACGATCTCAATCACGGCGTCGGCATTGCTACAGGCAACACCGCTGGTCGTGGCGCCGGGGCCGGTTCCGGCGTGCTTGACGCGGCCGATGTAGCCGCCGGGCAGACCTTCCACCGGAACCGCTATGACCACCGGTTCCTGTCCGCCGGTGGCGAAGATGTCGTACAGGCGGTCCACCAGCGGACCGTCTCCCAGCAGGCCGCGCAGGTCGCTGCGCTTGCCGAGCAGGTAGCCTTTGCCGACCTCGCCCTCGGAGCAGACTCCGGCGATGATGGCCATGCCGGAGGCGCTACCGGGCGCAAGGCCGCTGGTTCCGTCGATGAGATATTCGATGACGTCGTTCATGGGGCCTCCCTAGATTCTGCCGCCGCCCTGCGGACGGGCGCGGAGCTTGGTCAGGGCATCCTCGAAGTCCGCCCCGGTGATCTGTTTGCCTTCGGTCCAGCCCGTGGCCTGCCGCAGCGCAGCCAGTTCCCAGACGGGCAGGTCGGCGGCGAGGGTTTCCACGGGATGAAGGGTTTCCTTTTTGTCAGCCTTCTTCTTGGCCATTGTTTGCCTCCCTGTATTTGGGGGTAATGTCGGCATCGCGCACGAGCGGGATCTCGGTGTCTCTGGTGGTCATGCCCGTCACCGACACATGAAAGGTTTTGGATCTCTTTTTGAAGACTTCCACCAGTTTGCCGGTGAAGCCGCCGTATTCGGCCTTTTCCACGGTCACGCTCACCGGGTTGCCCTGCTCGTCCGTGGTCCGTTTGGGCAGCGCCGCGCGAAAGGCGGTAGCGAAGTCACGCAGCCAGGTTTCGTCATCCGAGCGAATGGCCACGCGCACCGGCAGCCGGACGGTGTAGATTTCGCGGCGAAGCGTGCGGTGCGTGTCCTCTTTGTCAACGCTCGGACGTTTGCGGACGGGTCTTCCGGTGCGCCGGTATTGCTCGGGCAGGTAGGATATTTCGGCACGACGCTTGGGCAGGGTCGGGCCGTCCTTTTCCGGGGTGTGCATGACAGCGCTTTCCGGCAGGCCTGCGGCCACAGCGGCGGCCTGAATGATGGCAAAGGCGGTCTGCCTCATCGTGGGCCTCCGAACGCGTCAACAAAGTGCTCGACCAGAATGGCGCGGGCTTCTTGGAGATCTTCTTCGGATATGCCGATGTAGGGTCTGGCGGGCAGCGTTACGGCGCGGCCGCGACCTGCCTTGCCGCCGAGCTGGTGGATGCGCGAATAGACGAGATTGCTGCCCACCGAGACTTGCGACGGGCTGGCCTCGTAGCCGATAGAGCCGCGCAGCCGCCCGGTGTCCACAAGCGTTTTGCCGCTTTCCCGCTCGGCCCGCTGAGACGGTTCCCAGGGCGTACCGTCGGGGCCGGCTCCGGCATCGAAGCGCGCAATGGTGGACGAGGCCAGAGCTTCGCCGATCTCGGCCATGGCCTGATGTGTCCTGCCTGCTTTGACCGTGGCGCTGCCGACCATGCGGTCCAGTCCGCCCCAGTTGAGGTTGAAGCTCGCGCCGCCCATTACTTCCACCCCCGCAGCAGTCCCTTGGGGCGTCTGGTGACGACCATGGTTTCAGTGTCCACGCGCGGTTCCTCGCCCAGCTCCTTCAGGCCGATGTCCAGCTTGCCGCTGCGGACCGCTTCAAGGTCTTTCACGGCCTGCTTGTACTGGGTCTGCAGCGGTATCCATTCGTTGTTGCTGCCGCCCTCCGAGGCCATGACCGACGTGATGGCACCCACGATCCTGTAGGAGGCCATGACGGCGGCGATGCGGGTCAGCGTGCCCGGCACTTCGGCAAGCGGCAGCTCGAAGCGGGACCGGAGCGCGTCGTCGATCTCGCCGGACACGTTCGCCAGAGTCTGGTCGACGATTCCGGGCGTCTGCTCTTCGGCCGCCGTCAGGTAGGCGTTGAGCACATAGCCGGTCAGGTCGGTCTTTTGGCAGTACATGCGTGGCCCTCTCGTGCGTTTTGGACTAGTTTTGAACTAGGTTCAGGGTTGTTTCGCGTACCGTGCGCCCTGTTGCCCTCATCCGGGCAACAGGGCGCAAATTTGAAGCTAGACCACTTCGGCCCAGCAGATGGACTTGGGAGAGCGTGCAGGGAGCGGTTTGGACTGCCCGATGATGCGGTAGCCGTTTCCTTCGATCAGCTTCATCGGCTTGGGGAAGAACGGATACGGCTGCAGATTGGCTTCCACGTCGTCCAGAGCGCAGTAGATGATCTTGGCCGGGGCGTCCTTGGCGTAAGCAACAATCTCGCCAGCCGGAACCTTCGGAAGCATGCCGCCACCCTTGGGGTCACGGTACTTCTCGGACATCTTGCGGATCTTGTAGCCGCCCACGTCGATGACACCGCCTTCGATGGCCACCCGGAGCTTGGCCGTGGACTTATAGTCCTCCACCAGGGCGTAAGCGGCCTGATAGGCAGCCTTGCCCGCCATGAAGTCGATCTCGCCGCCGTATCCGCCGTCCTGAATGGCGGACTCCATGTCGGACAGGATCCCAAACAAGTCGGAAATCTTGACGTCCGTTTCAGTCAGCAGCTTGCCGGGCATGACGCGATGCGGCGTGCCGAAATCCACCTCATAGGTTTCCCAGCCGCCGCCGTCGAGACGCACCGGCCAGCTGATGGTGCCGGTCAGCGCCGTGGCCGCAATGGCCTCGGTGGTAAAGCGGCAGGTGTCGCGCAGGTGGGCGATGACGTCGCGGGTCCAGGCGTCCACGCTGGCCTTCTGGCCGAGGATCTGCCGCAGGTTGTTGAGGTCCTGACCGGTGATGTCCTTGGACGGCTTGACCGGCAGCGGCTCGATCATGTCGACCTTCACGCTCCCCGCGCTAACGGGCGTGGACAGGCCGCCGCGCCGGATCACCGGCACGGTGCCGACTACGTCCAGCACGTCGCTGATGCCCACCAGAGCGAACGGTTTCTGGCTGCGGCCGGGAAAGCAGGAGTCCATGATGGTGGTCTTGATGGGCGGCAGGCCCTTGAGGTGCTGTGCCACTGCCTGCGGGCTGAATACCCCTTTGAGCTGAGTGAACATGCAAACGTCTCCTTAGACGGCGAAAATGCCGATGGTTGCCAGTTTCTTGATGTCGTCGGCCGTGGCGGGATCGCCGGTCGCGCCGATCTTGATCAGATTGGCGCGGACCGTGCCGTGCCGGACCACCATGGCCGCGCCTTCTTCGGCGGTATTGACGGGTTCGTCGATGACGCCCACCGGAGTGTCGGTGTCGGCGGAGCCGGTGTAGGGAATCAGCAGGCCGCCCGCGTCTTCCTTGACGATGAGGCCGATGGGGTACTCGCCGTTGTTGGCCAGGACTGCACCGTGGCCGACGATGGCGGGATGATGGTTGGTGTGGGCGCGTTCGCCCTCGGCCCCGATGGAGCCGCGATTGCCGGTGATGGTCATGTTGCCTCCTGATTAGACGTACTGCGTCAGGTCTTCGGTCGGGCCGTTGTCCTGACCGTTTTCCGGAGCCTTGAAATCGTTGAACAGTCCGTGTCCGGACTGCTGGGCCATGAAGTCCATGAAGTGGTCCACGAGCGGCTTCTTGCCTTCGCCTTCGCTGAAGCTCATTTCGCGCGGATTGTCCTCGGTGCCGTCCAGGGCTTCGCAGAAGGCCAGCACCTTGTCCTTTTCGGCGGGCAGGAGCTTGCCGTCGGCCACAAGTTTGTCCACGCGTTGCGTGAGCTGTTCCTTGCGCTGCTTGCTCGACTCTTCGGCGAATTCGGTTTCCTTGGCCTTCAGCTCGGCCTCGGCTTTTTCACGCGCTTGGCGTTCGGCATCCATCTTGGCTTCCAGGTCTTTGACCTTGGCTTCCAGTTCCTTGCTCATGTCAGGATCCTCCGGTGCCGGATTATCCGGCGGGGTGGCCGGTCCGTCCGGCTCGTTGAAATTGATGTCCACGGTCAGCCCGCCGTCCTGAAATTCGACGCGGCCCAGACCCTTCACCGCCGGAGGGACCGCGCCGAGCAGACCGAAGTGGCGGATTCTCAGGTCGGGTGTCAGGCTGAGGCTGCCGTACTGATAGTGTCCATTATCCACTGCCTCGCGCGCTGCGTCCGAAACCTGTGCGAACTGTGCCTGCAAAATTCCGTCGTTGTTCCGGACCTCCTTGATCCAGCCCTGGGCCGGTTCGTTGTCCTTGGGGTGGCCGAACACCACGGGCGCGTCCTCGGTGCGCCGGCTGTAGTTTTCGACGATCCGGTCAAGGTCGCTCCCGGTCCAGGTGCGGCTGCGCCCGGAACTGTCGGTGTGCGTGCCGATGCGGAAGATGTTTATCCACGCGGCCATGTTGACTTCCCTCCTTCGGGGGCTTAGTTTGAAGACTACAGGCGAGTGCTCGTATGACCCCGACCGGCACGGGGATTTGAAAGGAGCCTCGTCTCCTCAAGGGGCCGGTCCACTTGGGGTTTTCTTTTGCGGTGTGCGTCGGTTCTGCGTTATGGCTCGCGGTATACGAGCACACCGTTTCTTTTTTTCTCCAGATAGCGATACAAATCCCGCTCAGGCTGGCCCGTCTTGGGGGTGAACACCGTAGCCGCAGACCATTTGCGGCCACCTATGAGATGGAAAACGCCATATCCGCCGACGGTTCCCGAATCATCTGCAAAGAGCCGCAAAAGGTTCAGGCAAGGCCGCGAGTTTGCTCCGACTTTGACGGTTGTTTGCCATATCTCGAATGGGTCGAGGATGGTTCTGGCCAGCAGTGGGATGAACTGTTCTCGTCCGCCTTTTGCGACCTTCCACCCTTTGCCGCTGGACTTGTCCTTGACGAAGAACTCTTTGCTGATGACCACTGGGATGCCTCCCGGCAGCGTGTGTACTTTGCTGGCGTTGATGTCCTTGAGGCCGAATTGCTTCAGGAAAGTCATGACGTAGTCTTTGTCTGGCAAGCCAGTGGGAAGAATGTCGTTTTGCCCAATGCGGTGTACGTGTCGCGGATCAAGAGCTTTGAGCGATGGCTTGCAAGACGTTCCCGAGGCATGTTTTCCAGATCGACAAAAGGGGCCGATATTCAGGTCCTTGACCGTTCCATCCAGCTCGGAAGGTGTCAGACCGGAAAGCCAGTCCTTGCCCACGTTGGTGGCCCAGCCCTTGTCGGGCAGCGGTGTGACGAAGGATTCCATGCCCGTGGCCGGATCCACCACGCGGATCGTGTCGGGCATCTCGGTCTGGACCGTCAGGCCCTGCGCTTTAAGCTGGCGCTTGGAGAGCGTGACCACCACGCAGCGGCAGGCGAAGCCGTTGGGTGGATACCAGGTGTCCCAGAACGGGTGATCGTGCGGGAACACCAGGCCGTCCACGGCAAGGTGCGTCTGCCGGGTGCGGCGATCGCGCACGGCTACCAGCTTCCAGTACGGACGGGCCTTGGCCACGCGTTTCATCTGCTCGAAACGCCCGGCCATGTATGCGCTTTGCATGTTGGTCCGAAAGATGTTCTCCACCCGCCACGCTTTCTTGCCGGTCCATCCCTGCTGTTCGATTATCCCGCCTATTCGGTTCTTGAAATCAGCAAGGGATTCTCCGTCCGTGATGGCCTTGCCCAGAGCGTTTTGCACCGTCTGGACCTGATCCATCCTGGCCAAGCCGGAAACCGCGAAGGCGCGGCTTCTGGCGGCCGTCTCCATGCGCTTGAAATCCTCGGCGGAAACCGGGGCTTTGCCTTTCCAGTATTCAGCGGCTTCGGCCGGAGCGAGGGGATCAATAGTGACGGGCATCGGCTTCTTCCTGACAGGCTATGCAGAGACGTACGCCGGGGACGGCTCGCCGGCGGGCTTCCGGTATGATCTCGCCGCACTCTTCGCAGGCATGACGTGACGCCCCGTGGGACCGCGTCATCCGATTCTCAAGCGCGGTTTGCAGGTACAGGGCCTGCGTGCGCTGGGCATTGTCGCATCCATCAGCCATCTGCTTCCTCCGTGACCGCGTGGGCACCGAACGCAGCCGCGTTGAGCGTGATCCGCGTGACCAGCTCGGCCAGCTCGTCTTCGCTCGCGTCCTGCGCCAGCAGTTCGGCCAGCAGAATCTGCAGGTCATCGAAGCTCTCGGCGTCCTGGACGGCTTTCTCAAGTTGCGTGACCAATGCATCGTTGGCCTTGATCGCTTCGGGCATGACCTCGGCCACGGCCTGTTCGACGGTCTCCTGAGCGTCATCCGCGTCCATGAATTCAATTGGTGCGGCATGATCCGTTGGGGATGCTGCTCCCTCCAGGTCGAACTCGTCTTCAGCCAGCCCGTACTGGCGGGTGAAATGGGCTTTGGTAAATCGTACGCCCACCTGGTGCAGCTTGTTGTCCAGGTCGGCCCGCGCGCCGTAGTCCTCCGGCTCGTTGTAGGCGAATACGGGAGCCAGCACGCCGGGCTGGGCATTTACGTCGCGATAGATGATCGCCAGCTCGTTCATGGCGCTGGTGATCAGCGCCTGGTCGGCCTCGGCCATGTCTTCGCCCACACTGTAGTGGGTTTCGCTGGCCGCGCGGCTGCCGCTGCCGTCCATCTCCGCCGTCAGGGTCTGGCCCATGAGCACCTTGGAAATGGCTTTGTCCCAGCGGCGCAGGTAGGCCTCGTGCAGATCGCCGGCCTTGCCGGATGCGCTGGCCAGCTCCACGTCGGCCCCGGCGGGCAGGACGGCCACGGCGTCCTGCACCATGGCAGCCAGGTCGCTGGCCATGTTCATGCGCTCGGCCCGACCCGCTTTGTTTGGAGCCTTGGCCAACACCCACGGCATGCCGAATTTCTCGCAGAAGCGCGTCAGGAATTCGATGCCGCCGCGCTTGAACGCCACGGGCCACAGGCAGCGGGAGAGCAGCCGCAGGCCGTAGGGGTTTTCGAAGGTCGGGAAATGCCGCACCAGCACGAATTTGCCGTGCGGAAGCCGGGTGTTCTCTGCAAGGGTATTTCCGCAGAAGACGGGCCGGTTCTGGTCGTCGAATCCGAACCAGTGTCGCGGCTTGGCCACGATATCCACCAGGCGCAGGCGTCCGCCGCGCGGCTTCCACATGAGTTCCAGCACTGTCTGACCGAAGAACGGCGCGTCGAGCATGCACGAGAACACGTTGCGCAGGTTGATGGCTTCCAGGTCGGCCACCAACTCGTCGCACAGGCGTGAGGCATCGGATGTGACGTCCTTGCCCTTGGCCTGACCAGGCGCAAAGTCGTAATCCTGTTTGTTGAGTACCCGCAGCTTGCGGTTCTGCATGGCCATGCAGACCTGATCATCGGCTGTCAGGTCGTCCAGCACGGTGCAGTATTCGCCGCGCTGCACCAGCACCGGGTCGGGATCGGGCAGCAGGCCGAGGAAGCTTCCGAAGTCGGCCCCGGCGCTCACGCGGGTGGCGAACTCGGTGCTCAGGTCGGGACTGCGGGCGGAGAAGTCTATGGGGCAGCCTTTGGCGTCAAGTATGGTCGGCATCAGTATCCTCTCATGAGCGCACCGGCGCGGCTTACTCCGCCAGTGCAGATATCCCATTCATTATTGCCCGGCTCGAACTTCCGGGCTGCAAACATGGCCAGAGCAAAGGCGATGGCCGAGTCGCCGTGGCGCTTGCCCGCATCCTTTCGGTCAGTGGTGCGGGCGTCGCGAGGGACCTTGGGAACGCCTTTGACAACCTTCACGGCCCGGAAGTCGTCGAGGATGTCGTCGCTTTTCGGGATGATTGCGGTACGGTCCTCCAGCGCGGCCTTGGCCGGGGGCCAGTTTTCAAGGTTCCATGTCTCGGCGAAGTGGACCTGTTCGATGATCTCCGCCCCGAATTCCTGACGGGCGCGCTCGGCCAGAAAGGCGCCATTGCCGCCCTTATCCAATGCGCCGCCGCAGAGTTGGGGAAGATGATTGCCAACATGGAAAAGGGCCTGTTCTTGCTGGGAAAAGGGACAGTCGCGCAGCTCAAGCACGAACGGGGTGCGATAGGTCAAGCCCGGTGCTTCCTGCAGCGGCCAGATGCACGTCAGGTCAACGTTGCGGCCAAAGTCCTCGCCGAACCAGCCCGGCTTGTCCGGGAGGGATGTCAGGAGCGGTTGAAGCATCGCCTTCAGCCAGTCGCGCATTTCCCGGTGCCGCTGTTCATCCGGCCAGTCCACGAAGTCCTTGGCCGGCGGCTCCCAGCGCAGGACCGGAATGCTCGGGTCCATGCATCCTTCAATGACCGTTCGGATAAGGTAGGACCCGCCGGACTTCGATGGGATGCAGAAAAGTTCTTCGTCAGCGCCGTCGCCGTAAAACTGGATGATCCGGTCCCGCCATTCGGCCTGACCGTGCTCGGTCCAGGTCTTGCCGGTACGCTCGCAGATCCTTTGATAAAGCCCTTCGCTGATGGCGCGATCGAAGTCGCACCGCAGCACCGCGTATGGAAGCCGCCCACCTCGGCAGTCTTGAATGAGCTGGTTGAACGGGTTGTCCTCGCCATCATGGGTGGAGATGATGAGCACCTTGCCGCCCCAGACGGTCAGGGCCAGCGCGGCTTTGAGCAACTCGTCCAGATCATCATGGAATGCAGCCTCGTCGAGAATGACAAGTCCCTGCATGCCTCGCAGGGATCGCGGTTTCGAGGGCAGGGCCACGACGCGGCCGTGCCGGAAATCGACCCGGAACGCCTTGATCTGGTTTTCCGGATCGCCTGCGTCCTGCCAAAGAGTTTCACCGACCACGGATGCGCCGAGTTCCAGTGTTTTCCCGGCGTCGCCCACGTACTCGATGAACTCGCGGGCCATCTCCAGGTTATAGCCCATGTAATAGACGTTCATGCCGCCATGGGCCTTGGCTTTGGCCGCATACTCGGCGGCAACCCAGCTTGCGCCCCACGAGTAGCCGGTACGCCGGGACTTCTCCACGACCACGACCTGAGATTCCTTCAGGGTACTGCGGAGTTCGTGCTGATACGGAAGCAGTCGAATGCCCATGGATTACCTCAGTGCATCCAGCATGCGTTCGATGTTGTCGCCGGAGACGCCGCGTCCGTCGTCCTGCTCTTCGGTGCCGGCATTCTTCATCTCTGCCACTAGGTCGAGCGCTTTGCGGATGTCGGCAACGGCCTTGAAATCCAGTTCGTCAGGGCTTTGCAGGAGTCGGTTCAGCTTGAGTTGCACGGCTTCCTGCAGCGCGTTCACCGCATCTTCCTGCGTGCGGATCTCGCGCAGCTCCTTCTGGGCGCTGGCGTTCATGAGCTTCTGGGCGCGGGCTGCTTCGGCCTGCTTCATGGCCAGCGTTTCGAGGCTGGCCACGGCAAAGCCGGTCTGGGCGTCTTTGGATTCGATCAGCTTTTTGAGCATGGCCGAGCGGGCGAGGATCGTGTCGGCCTGCAGGTCGGCTTCGGCCTGCGCAAGCTCGTCGCGTTTGGCTCGCCATTCGTACTTGTCGGCCCAGCGCTTGAGCGTTGAGACGGCCACGCCGGTTTCCTCGGCCACCTGCTGATAGGTCAGTCGCGCCACGCAATAGAGTTCCTGCGCGGTCCAGACCGCTTCCGACGGATATTCCCGGCCCTGTTTCTTCATCTACGCAACCTCGCCGGGAGAGGGACGCTTGACGCCCGGTACCGTGGCAAAGCCCTTGGCCACTTCCTCGCCGCGTTCGGTCAGGTGCGCCACGTGGCAGCCTGTGTTGCAGTCGAGGCCGACGAGTCCCTGTTCGCGCAACCATGCCAGCTGGGTGCGGATGCGGTCGCGCGAGGGACGGAAACCGTATTGCGGAACCATGTCCTTGATCATGCTGTCGTTAGCCGAATAGCTCGGCTGTTCGCACAGCAGGCGCAAGATGGTGATACGAAGATGTTCAATAACCACGTCGTTGTAATTCATCGGTTCCCTCCGTGGAGCAGGTATTCTTCATGCCTTGCGACCACGCGGTCCACGCGATCCACGATGTTTCGCAACCCTTCGATCTTTTCAACGGCTACCTGCAGGTCGCCGCCGAAGTCGCGTAGTGTCAGGGAGAGTTCGTGCAGCACCTTTTCGCTGGGCACTTGTTCGAGGCAGGACTCGGCTGTGGTGATACGCTTGTCGAGGCTGTTCAGCTGCTTGCGCTGATCCAGAAGGATCTTCACGACGAAAGCCACCAGCGGCAGGAGCACGATCTGGATGATGCGCAGGATGATGTCGAGAATATGCAGATCCACGGCTTATCTCCGGAGAAGCTTGGCGGCCTTGTCCATGGCCGATTCCGGCTGTATGCCGAGCTGGCCCAGCTTTTCCTGGGTCCGGCGGCCTGTGTAAGCGCGGTACATGAGCAGGAATGTGCCCGAGACCGTGGGCAGCGCCCACTTGAGCACGTCGATGATGAATGCGGCCTCGTCCTTGCCTACGGCGGAGGTAAAGGCAGAAGTGAAGGCCACGCCCACGCAGGAGAAGATGAGCAGGAATGAACCTTTGCCGTACCAGCGCAGAAGCTGCGGCCGGGTGCGCCGGACGTATTCGTCCTCGGAATTGATCTCGGCCTTGGCGAGCTTGCGGCCGCCTTCGACGTCTTTCAGATCCAACTCCCTGAGCTTGACCTTCATATCCATCCCGGCCTTTTCGAGTGCGGCGCGCTGCTTGCCGTCGAGCGGTTTTGCATCGGCCTCACGGAGTCCTTCCGTGACCTGAGAAACGCCGTTTTGGATCTTTTTGCCCGTATCACCGCCGATGGCCCCGGCTATGGAGGCCACGCCTTCCACGGCGGTGACGATCTGTCCTACGCCCGGCACGAACTTGAGCGCGCCAGTGAGGAAATCACCGAATCCCATCGTTCCACCCCCTGCCGGCTTCGCCTGTAGCGTCGAGGATCTGCAGCTCGAAGTGATCGCCGGCCTCGATGCCGGAGGTTTTCAGTTCGTCCATGATGAGTTCCCAGGCGCGCTGCGAGTTGCTGACCATTCGCTGGGACGCAAAACCCTTGGGCGGATAGTGGCCGACCCCCTTGCCGGGCAGGATGCAGCCTTCGGAATCGCTATGCAGTCCGGCATCAACGTCACCGGCCCAGTTGCCGGGATGGATCAGGATCGCGGTGCGGCCGGGCACGTCGTGGACATGGGGACACACGCCGTAGGTGGGGGATGTTTCGATGGAGCACGCGTACGTGCCGGGTGGAATGCAGGATTTGCTCGTGCGGTTGTCGCGCCAGGGCAATTCGGCGCAGACGAGGTCGCGGCCTCCGGGCAGGATCATGCGGCCGAACGTGCCTTCAGGCCCGGTGTCGGTCCGCACGATGACGATGCGGGTATGCTGTTTCATGGTCACTCCCTGTATGGCGGGGCCGGATGCGGCCCGACCCCGCCGTTATGCGAGATGTCCGAGCGGCTAACTCGGTGGATACAGGGAGAATAGTATCGGCATTGTTACAGTATCGCAGGAATCCACGCGAATGGTGCAAAAAAAAGCGCCTCGGTGTGAGGCGCTATTTTCAGTCAAGGTGAGTAGATACAGCTATTGTGTAAGGGCTTCTTCTATGAATTGCCGGAAATCCCTCGTGAATTGATTCTCTCGTCCTTGGCTTCGCATGTATTCCATGCCTAGCTGGCGTAAGTCATTCGGTGCCGTTGCCAAGCCGAGTGGATATCCGTTTTTTACCGTCATTTCTTGCGATATTTCGTTTAAAGTTTTCAACCAAGTATGCGTGTACGGCAATCCTGCACCAAAACCCTTCTGGTGAAACTCGGGATCGTCCTTAAAGCTCAGAAGCATGTCGAGCAGGTTACGGAGCGCTTCTTTGTTTTCGGCGATAGATGCTTCTTGAACTTCAGGCTTTGTATTATCGTTTTTCGGTGAGGTGGAGGTCATTTGGTTCGTTCCCGGCTGGTTGCTTAGTGTCGCCTGACTGGACTTGTTGTTAGCAGTAGTTCCAACCATGAATACCGCGACGAGGAATATGGCAACATATCCTCCAAAGGCTTTGAGACGGGTTCGGTGTTTCGGAGCAAGGAAGCTGGTAACCAAACCGGGCTTAAGAAGCCCCACAAGTGCTGCTAAAAGCGAAATAAAACCTAAAATAACAAATGTCGTTTGCATGATCATACTCCCATTTCTGTGCGATTCAGCTCTTGAACAACGCTTTCTACAGTAACTCGAAACGGCTTGTCTATATGTCGATCAAGCTTTCCTTCAGCGGCCAAGGCATATACCTGCCTCGGGCTGACAGCGAGGCAGTAGGCCGCTTCGTCGGCCCGGAGTAAGGATTTTGACCGGAGCATCTGGGCCGGAGTGATATCGAATTTTACTCGTGTGACACCCTCGGTCGGTAAAACGACCTGAAAGCCTTCAGGAGTCTTGGGTGTGCAGCGTCTGGAGCAGCCGAAGCAGTGCAGGATCGGCCAGTATACTATCCAGTACGCCCTCTCCGGCTTCGCACATCCAAGCCGTTCATAAACCTCACTGGTGATCTCGCCAGTATACGGACGAAACCCCTTGGCGTAGAGGTCGGCGAATTCTTTCAGAAGCTTGGCTGTCATTGTCCACCTCCGGGTCAGCTAACTTGAGAAAACTTTCATGGCTGCGTCTGTCTGGGTTTTGAACAGCGAGTCGCACCGGGAACAGGGTTGCCCGAAGTGGCATCGGGCGCAGGCTGCTTGTTTGATGGCTTCAAAAACTTGCCTTTCCTTACTGTTGTCTCCGAGTGCTTCCCTGATCCGTTTTTCCTGTCGCTCTGTGTTGCCGCCGTATGTTCCGGCCAGGATCATGTAGACAGTGGCTCGGTTGAGCTCCGTATGCTCCCGGCAAAAGCGATACACCGTACCGAAACGGCGCTCGATCTCAGCTTGCAGGTTCTGCATCGTCGGGGTCTATGCCCTTGTTACGGCAACGGTTGATCATGTCCTTGGCCAGGGTCTGCAGATGAGTCTGATCGTTGATCCAGATGAACCGTTCCACGCCGAACTGTTTGGCGCTTCTGGAGTCCAGTCCGGACATGTTCCATCCCAGCG